AAATCATTCAGGGCGAGACACAACTGTGCCAACCCAGGACCAAAGACCAAAGCGAGATATTGGTCTTGCAGGAAGTGGTAACATGCAGATCCGTGAAGTGGTTGGTATCACAGAGGAAGAGTTCGAGCAATTAGCAGAGAAGAAAGACGCCTGCTATCACAAGGTGAAATCAAGATACAAGGTATGGCCATCGGCCTACGCCAGTGGTGCACTAGTGCAGTGCCGTAAAAAGGGTGCGGCCAACTGGGGCAACAGCAAGAAGAAATAATGAGAGCCAGTGAGATAATCACGGAAAAGTGTTGGAAAGGCTACGAGAAGAAGGGCATGAAAACCATGTTCGGCAAACGTGTGCCCAACTGCGTCAAGAGGGAAGATGTAGACTTCTGTGTGAACTGTGGTGAACTAGTGTTCGCGGAATCACTGAACGAGAACCTCAAGAAATGGTTCAAGGACAAATGGGTACGTTTTGGTCCAGATGGAAAGATCAGGGGAGACTGTGCGAGGGGTTCCAGCAAAGAAGGTAAGCCTAAATGTCTACCAAGATCAAAAGCACACGCACTGGGCAAGAAAGGCAGGAAGTCCGCGGCCAGTAGGAAACGTAGACAGGATCCCAACAAGAACAGACGTGGCAAGGCCAAAAACGTTTCTACCAAATAAAGACACCCTTAAATAATACCACATGTGCGGTATATTATATTCCCAAGATTCCAACGGTTTCACTGATCTTGAGATGCTAAAAAGACGAGGCCCAGAAGGATTCGTTGAAGACACAAACCAATTAGGATATTTTGCCCACAGCATGTTGAATACCATAGGGCAAAATACACCACAACCTTATCATACAAAATCAGGAATTTTATTATACAACGGTTCGACCTACAACAGTGGCAATATCAATGACACACAGTGGATTGGTGAGAAATTAGACGAAAATCTAGATAACACACTCTCAGTCATTCGTGAATTAAACGGGGAGTATGCGTTGATATACATCACAGAAAAAAATGTAGTATTCTGTGTGGATCATTTTGATCAAAGAAATTTATGGTTTTATTACAGTCAATCATTAAAAGAGATCACAATAGCAAGTGTTCCTAACATAGTTCAACAAAAACACAATGCGGCATGGCGTGTTGAAGGAAATAAACTTTATGTGTTCGATCGTCATGATTCTAGTCTATCTGTACACACAAATAAGATGTGGGATCTAAAACAAACAAAAAACAATTTTGATAATGTTTTTGAAGAATTCGAAAAGGCAGTCAAACATAGACACACATCCAACACTACCACAATACTTTTAAGCAGTGGCATTGATTCTGGTATGATTGCCTGTGCATCACACAAGTTTTTTAATCAAATAGATTGTATTTGCGATCCCCATATCGAATACAAGGATGTCCTAGCAGAAAGAATACAAATACACGGTTCTAAATTGACAAGATGTCCTGCGGGTGATTCACCTGAAAAGATAGACATGTTCAATAAAATCATCCCCGACTTAGCAATTTTTGAGCAAACGGATGTTGATCCACTGATCAACATTATAAAAAAACACGTGAAAAAGAAAGAAAGAAAAATACTGTTGTTTGGACAGGGCGGTGATGAAATATATAATGATTATCATAGTCAACGTGGTGGATTTAATGTAGGTAGAACAAATGGCAAATGGCCTGATGCCCTAGAAATGGTGTGGCCATGGCACAACTACAAGAACAGACTAAGAGTCAATAACACAAGACCCGATCTAATTTGCGGCTATTTTGGCGTAGAAGCAAGGAATCCGTTGCTTGATGTCAATCTAGTGCAGGCCTGGCTTAACACTACAAGTGATTTAAAAAACAGTGGCTATAAATCATGGATGGTAAGATATCTAGACCAAGAGAAATATCCATACTCACTTAAAAAAGTGCATTGGTATGAAGATACATTCCAACCCAAGAGCTGGCAAAAAAAGCCAAAAGATAAATTTGTAGCATCATAATAAAACAGTTTACATAGTATAAAATCTATTATATAATAGTTAGATAAAAACAGGAGAAACAAATGGCAGTAAGAAACTTTAATGACGCTGAAAAGCAGAAATTGATCCAGATCATTTCACAGGGCTCACAGGTACTAGGTGAGGTTGAGGACTTGAAGGGTGGATTGAAAGACACAGTAAAAGCAATCGCAGAAGAACTAGAATTGAAACCAGCACTGATCAACAAGGCGATATCCGTTGCACACAAGGGCAACTACCAGAACATCGCTGACGAGATGGACACGCTGGAGAGCATACTTAACACGGCCGGCAAACTTTAATGTTAGCGAAAGTCAGATCATTCTGGCTTCGCAGTTTTGAGAGTGACAGGACGGCGTTCTACTTTGAACTCGTCAGTTTTATTTTCACAGTTGGAGCCAGCCTCACACTAGCGATAACAGCCGCAGATCCAGACATGACAATAATCTATCCTGGATTCTTCATAGGAGCGATAACACAATGCTATGCTTCATACAGGAGAGAAGCGGCGTTCGTGATGATGATCACTGGTTACTTCGCAATCATAAATGTCTACGGTTACGGCGTGGCAAGTTATTGGTGGTAAGATGAGTTACATAGATGCACTATTCAAAAAAGATGAGGACAAGATATACGTCGTAGAACGTGATCCAAGAAGGGCAGGATATTCACAGAGTACGATGCCAGGTACGTGTTCTACTACGAGGACGCAAGGGGCAAACACAGGTCAATGACAGGTGCACCTTTACAGAGAGTGCAGTGTGCAACCAACAAAGAATTCATAAAAGAACAGAGGATCAGATCTAACAAACAACTGTATGAGAATGATATCAATCCTGTGTTCAGGTGTTTAGAAGAGAACTACTTGGGCAAGGAGACGCCCAAACTAAATGTAATGTTCTTTGACATTGAAGTGGACTTTGATCCCGATCGAGGTTATTCAACAACAGATGATCCGTTCATGCCCATAACTGCCATAAGTTGTTACATGAGCTGGACGGACCAACTGGTCACCTTCGCAGTGCCTCCAAAAACTATCAGCATGGCGGATGCCAAAGAGCTCACAAAAAGATTCGACAACACGATGCTTTTTGAAAAAGAGAAAGACATGTTGGACGCATTCCTAGAACTAGTGCAAGACGCAGACATACTGTCGGGTTGGAACAGTGAGGGATATGACATTCCATACACAGTAGGTAGGATACAGAAAGTGTTGAGTTCAGATGACACAAGAAGATTATGCTTCTGGGGTGAGAAACCCAAGAAGAGAGTGTTCGAGAAGTACGGCAGGGAACAGTTGAGTTTTGATCTTGTGGGTCGTGTACACTTGGACCTGTTGGAACTATACAGGAAATACACATACGAGGAAAGACACAGTTTCAGACTGGATGCAATTGGTGAGCATGAGTTGGATGAGAGAAAAACAGTCTACGAGGGATCACTTGATAACTTGTATAAGAACGACTTTGGATTGTTCATAGAATACAACAGACAGGATACCGCACTGTTGGCCAAACTAGAGAAGAAATTGAAGTTCATAGAACTTGCCAACGAGATTGCACACCAGAACACGGTACTACTACAGACCACCATGGGTGCGGTCGCAGTAACAGAACAGGCGATTGTGAATGAAACGCACAGACGTGGCATGATCGTGCCAGGCAGGAAGTACAAGAAGGACGGTGAAGAGAATCAACCGGCGGCAGGGGCACACGTGGCGACCCCACAAAAGGGAATACACGACTGGATTGGATCTGTTGACATCAACTCACTGTATCCTAGTGTGATCAGGGCACTTAACATGGGTCCTGAGACCATAGTGGGACAGATTAGGCCAGTGATCACATCAGCGGAGATCAACAGGGCCAAACACGCCAAAAAGTCATTCGCGGCGGCATGGGACAGCCAGTTCGGCAGTTGGGAGTACCAGGCAGTGATGAATCAAGAGAAGGGCACGGAGATAATCGTGGACTGGGAAGACAAGACCAGTGTGCGTATGAGTGCGGCACAACTGTACGAGATCATATTCGACGGCAACAACAAATGGATGTTGAGTGCAAATGGTACCATATTCACATACGAGTATGAAGCAATCATACCAGGCTTACTGAAACGTTGGTATGAGGAGAGACAGGAGATGCAGAAGAAGATGCGTGACTGTGGAGACAACGAGATCGAACGGGAGTATTGGGACAAGAGGCAACTGGTTAAGAAGATTAACCTAAACAGTCTGTATGGTGCTATACTTAATCCGGGTTGTAGGTTTTTTGACATAAGGATAGGACAATCGGTCACACTGACTGGTAGATGTATTACCAAACACATGGCAAGTAAGACTAACGAGATCATTGCAGGCAAATATGATCACAAAGGTGAGAGCATTGTGTATGGAGATACAGATTCCGTTTACTTCTCAGCATTTAAAACACTTCAGAAAGAAATAAAGGAAGGTATCATCCCATGGACCAAAGATTCCGTTGTGGCACTGTATGACAGAATAGCAGATGAGGTCAATGGTTCATTCAAAACATTCATGACCAAAGGATTCCATTGTCCAAGCACACGTGGCGAAGTGATTGCGGCGGGCAGGGAGCTCGTGGCATCAAAAGGATTGTTCATCACAAAGAAGAGATATGCAGTGCTGTACTACGACAAGGAAGGCAAACGTGCAGATGTTGATGGCAAGGAAGGCAAGATGAAGGCCATGGGACTTGATCTCAAAAGATCAGACACACCTGTTTTCGTGCAGGACTTCTTAAGTGACCTTTTGTACATGGTACTGACAGGAAACACAGAACAGCAGGTACTAGAAAAGATCAGCGAATTCAGAGCAGAATTCAAAGCAAGACCAGGTTGGGAGAAGGGATCCCCCAAGAGGGCAAACAACATGACCAAGTACACAGCGGCCGAGGAGAAGGCCGGGAGAGCAAACATGCCGGGCCATGTGAGAGCCAGCATGAACTGGAACAGGTGCAGGGAGATGTATGGTGACAAGTACAGTATGCCAATAACGGATGGTGCAAAGGTAATCGTATGTAAACTGAAACAGAATCCACTGGGTTACACGAGTATTGCGTACCCTGTTGATGAGATGCGTATACCAGAGTGGTTCAAGGAACTGCCGTTTGACGGTGATGCTATGGAGGCGACGATACTTGACCAGAAGATCGACAACCTTATAGGAGTGTTGGGTTGGGACGTACAATCGACAGAGACCAGTAACACGTTCAACAAACTATTTGAATTTTAAATACAGTTATGTTAAGCATAGAAGAGATAAAATTACTGATAGAAAAACTAGAACGAGTCAAGAAAAAAGATCTTCAGGAATTAATAGATCATAACCTTAAAATACTAAAAGACATTGAGACAGCGGTCGATGCCAACAACAAAGAAGTTACTGACAGATTAGTTAAAACACCGGAATGGTTTATACGTGATCTAGAACAAAAACGTGTACAACCGTGGCTATGGCAAAAAACTGATGAACCTTTGAGACGAATGGTGCAGACTAAGATATTCCAATTCTCAAAAACCAATACCTATAATAGCCTAGAGATAGGTCCAGGAGACGGAATGTTTTCTATGGATTTTAGAGCATGGAGGTTGAATTTTTTCTTAGATATTCTAGTAGATAGAGAACCAATACTGAGAAAAAAATTTCCTAGGCAACATCAAAAATACCTAAAATTTTATGGTACCAAGAATACCAACTGTGAAATGCTACCACGAAACAGTTTCAATTTTGTATTCAGTTGGGACACATTCGTATTCTTTACACAAGAACATATTAAAAATTATTTAAACAGTATAAAAGATGTTTTGATACCCGGTGGTTACTGTTTCATACAGTATGCAGACTGTCACTACGATGTAGATCTTGATAATGCAAAAAGAGGTTACTGGAACTACAACACCAAGACAGCAATGACACAAATAATCCAAGACGAAGGATACGAAGTAGTGGAAATGAATATGTTTAGGCCTGGTGCCAACTACGCCATATTCAAGAAGCCTGGTAAACAAAATCCAGTTGTGTACAAAGTTTCTGAAATAACACTAGACTAAGACCTAAATATCATATACAATTAGAACATTATGATAGACATCTTAAAAGACATCGTTAAACATACGCATGGACTGGGATTCTTGGATCTTGTTAAAATCACTGGAGACGATAAGGAAACTTCAATCGACTCCATGGCAGAAGACAGATCCGTGATCCTGCAAGGGTCTTTCCACAAACCACAAACGGAAATGACAGGTACGTTCGGTATGCCACAGATGGGCAAACTAGACATACACTTGAAGTGTCCGGAGTACAAGGAGAAGGCGAACATAACTGTGTTGTCCGGTGAGAGAAACGGTGCAACCATTCCAACAGGAATCCATTTCGAAAATGAAAAGGGTGACTTCAAGAATGACTACAGATTCATGAACGCTGAGATCATCAACGAGAAACTTAAGACCGTGAAGTTCAAAGGTGTTAAGTGGGACGTTGAGATCGAACCCAGCGTGGCGAGTGTGCAGAGATTCAACTTCCAGGCAACTGCAAACACTGAACACAACTCATTCGTTGTGAGGACAGAAGATGGAAACTTGATTTTCACTTTTGGTGATCAGGCATCACATGGTGGTGAGTTTGTATTCGCAACTGACGTTAAGGGCACACTTAACAAAGGTTGGAGTTGGCCTGTAGGACAGGTGCTACAAATACTTAAACTATCTGATTCAGCGAAGGTCACGTTACACTTCTCTAACGAGGGTGCGATGCAGGTCTCTGTTGATTCAGGATTGGGCAAGTATCAATACATCATACCAGCACAGGCGCAATAATGACGACGGATAATAGTAAGCAGGAACACCTAGGAGACTTGAGCAGAGACTTCGCTGTGTTCTTGCCTGCTATATCTAACTTCTATAACACGTTTATCAGCAAACAGAGAGTTTCAGAAGGCAAACACATATCCGAAGACAGGATTCCAAAAGGCTTTGAGAATGGAGTGGAAGGACTGAACTTCATCAATCCAAAAGAAGGAATGTTCACTTATCCCACAGCACTGTACTCGGCGGGACATGCCTGCCTAGACATGGAAAAGGTTGGTGACAGGGATCACATGTTCGTGAACAGGGATAGAGAGTTTTCTACTATAGTAGGTGACTCGGGTGGATACCAGATAGGTAAAGGTGTAATAAAATTTGATTGGAAAGATTTCGAGGGCAACAAGGCAAACAAAGTGAGATCTGACATACTAAACTGGCTAGAACTCACTAGTGATTGGGCCATGACATTGGATGTACCCACGTGGGCGGCAGACGATCTGAACAGACCAAAAACAGGATTGAACAGTTTCCAGGACACACTGGACGGTACCATATACAACAACAAGTTCTTCCAGAAGAACAGACTGGGACAAACAAAACTATTGAACGTACTGCAAGGCGATGATTGGAACACTGCACAGATATGGTATGACGCTGTCAAAGACTTTGAATTTGAAGGATGGGCAATGGGTGGTATCAACATGTGTGACATGGAAGTCATGCTAAAAAGATTAATCATAATGAGAGATGAGAAGAAACTAGACGGTAAGGACTGGATGCACGTACTAGGTACATCACAGATGGATTGGGGTTGTTATCTCACACAGGTACAAAGACAGGTTAGAAAACACATCAACCCAAACTTCACAATAAGTTTTGACAGTGCATCAGCATTTTTATCAACTGCTAATGGACTTGTATACACGCACAATTCATTCACGCCAGACAGGTGGTCATTTGTAATGGATAAGGCACCGGATGACAAGACACTGAAAGGATCAGACATACAGTTTCCGTTTGACAGTGGCATTGGACGTAGATTGAAGATGAAGGACGTGTGTTGGTATGGCGAGCAGGACGTCAACAAGAATGGCAAGATTGGTGCCACAAGTTGGGACAGTTTCAGTTATGTATTGATGATGGCCCACAACGTGTACAACCAGATCAGGGCAATACAGATCGCTAATGATCTAAACGACATAGAATCAAGGAAATACAGACCAGAAGTGAAACACTGGAGAAAAACAAAAGCAAGTGATAAGACTGATGAGCCAAGCATATACGTTCCAAGGAACATATTGTATTTTAATACACTTGTAGAAGAAGTGTTCACCAGTGAGAAGCCTATGGAAGTCATAAGCAACGCATCAAGTTATCTAGCAGACATCAGAGGTAACAGATGGGCAAGAGCCACAGGCGGTGGTAAAGGCACAAATAATTTCAGTTCTTTATTTGAATAGGAGGATACAATGAGGATAGCAAAGAGAAGAAGCAAAAAACTTAAGAAACTAGAGGAAGAACACTTATACCTAGACAAAAAAGTAAAACAACTTACCAAAGACAGGCTCAAGGATAGAAGCACTGAAAGTAAGGACATCCTATCTAGATTAAAAAGGACCAAGTTAGCGGTCAAGGATGCCATCGCAAAAGCAAAAGCCACGTTGACAAACTAGTCAAACAGTAATATAATTAGGTATGGATAGAGATTACAAAACAGGCAAGAGTGATAGTGTAGGTGTATTTTCAGGTTTGGAAGTGGAACACACTCCAGCATTTGGTAAACAGACATTGTTCTTGGCAAGGAACGATCTTTACTATGATCAAATAGAAGAACTTGCAAAAAAAGTAAATGCAGAAGCAATCTATTTTGGTGCTAACAGATCTTTCATGCACACCCACGCCACGCAGATAAATCAAATGATCAGGTTCCTTAGGAAAGGCTACTACGTGACCATAGACTACCCACACTCAATACACGAAGAAGTCAAAGCGAGATTCGAAGGCATATGGACACACGAGAAGTTCATACCTTTCTGTTCGATCATATTCCCTAGGTCAGAAGGTGATGACAACCTGTGTATCAAGGTGGATGATGTTGATTTCGACAGCACCAATCCAGGTGTTTGGACCATGACAATGAACCATTTCAAACAGAGTGCAGGATTCACATCTTGGAATGAATACAAACAGGACGAACCGATAGAGAAGAGAGATGCCAAAGAAGCAGTCTAAGGACAGAGAAGGGCTAGCCAGTTACAATGCCTGGATCAAAGACAATAAGAAATTAGAAAAGATGGGCATGTATGGTGCCGATTACTATGTTAAAAGAGTGGAAGATCTAGAAGCAAAAGTAAAAATGTTAGAAAAAAAATTAAAAATAAAAAACAAAACAATAAAACAATCAGGATGGGAGGAATAATGAGTACAGAAGAAATGAGAGATCAAGCATTAGTAGAGCAAGCCAACAAAGGCAGTAAGATGATATGGGTAACTTTCCGTAAAGAAGGAATCCACAAATATCCTGCGGCATTGGATGATCCAAAACTAGCAACAGGTGACGAATATGATGTGTCGTTCCTAGGGCATCCACACAGACACATATTCCATTTCAAAGTAGCAATAGAAGTATTCCACGATGACAGAGATATAGAATTCATACAGTTTAAAAGATGGATGGAGAACATGTATGCAGATGGTACAATGAAACTCGACTTTAAAAGTTGTGAAATGATATCAGATGATTTATACATAGCAATAACAAAAAGATATCCGGGCAGACATATCGAGATAGATGTTTCCGAGGACGGTGAGAATGGAAGCCATGCAGTTTACGAAAAACCAGTGATGGGTGGTATCTAATGAAAGAGATTAAATTCAAAGAGAAGAGAGCAACATCTAGGATGGGATATCTACCCATAGAAGGTGGTGGCTTGAACGCTTCATACACAACAGTGGACGCAGTGGCGAACATATGCACAACGGCGGGCAATCTGGGAATGAAGTATGGCAAGGATTTCATCTGGTCTGGCACAGACTGGGATGACAATGACGACGACTGTATCACTCTGATGGTGAAGGAAGACAAGTATGAGTCCTTTCTGCACCTGGCCCTGCAGAATGATCACAGGATAAAACACACCAGCACGGGCGAAATTAAACTGATCAAGGAGAGATCATAATGAGTTACAATCATGAACCAGATGCATATCGTAAAGTTATGAAAAGAAGCAAATGGAATGAGGATTTTTCTAGCAACGAAATGGATCCCTATTTTGTACGTGACCCGCTATGTAGGATAAACGGTGACTGGGATCCTACCACATTACGAATTTCTGGTACTGATCATGTTGTCAAAGAAAGAAAAGCAATAGAAGATATGCAGACTTTTAGTGGTCTAAAGATTGAGGATCGGTGGGATGAAGGTCTTGCCGATGATCAACCTGAACATATACAAAAAATTGCAGATTGCCTGCCTATAGGAAAACATCGTAATCTTATCCATATACAAAGACCCGGACAGATGAACATTTATCACATTGATGAAACATATGGCGGAGGATTTTGGGATTACCTAGGCGACGACAAAAATGATCGTTTGGTGAGATTTTTCATTATGCTTGATGATTGGAAACCAGGACAAATAATGATGTTTGGCTCTCATCATTCAATACGATGGAGAAAAGGTGATGTGATGTATTTCCGTTGGCAGGACATACCACACGGCACAGCAAACTTTGGGCACACTGACCGACCATTATTGCTTGTTACAGGAGAAACGACTCCGGCAATGGAGGCTATGTTAGCCGACCCTACTATAAAGGAATTTAATTTAGCAAAATAGGTAGAAAGGAAAAAAATGAGAGTACCATATACAAACTTTAAAACAAGAACAGGCGACATTAACGAAATCGGTGGTTGCACATTTATAGGCGGCGAGTGGAAGGACGTTGACACAGCAGAGCCCGGCTATGAAGAGAAATACGACGAGCTGAAGGCACTGGGTATAGATGAAGTGTACTGTCTCTCTGTTAACGATGCATTCGTTATGAATGCCTGGGCCAAGGATACCAAGACAGAGAAGGTCAAGATGCTACCAGATGGTTCTAGTGTGTTCACACAGGGCATGGGCATGTTGGTCAACAAGGATCACCTAGGATTTGGAATGAGATCATGGAGATACTCGATGCTTGTGGACAATGGTGAAGTTGTCAAAGTGTTTGAAGAACCAGGCAAGAATAACAGAGGTGAAGACAACGATCCATTTGAAGTGTCAGACGTTGACACAATGATCACATATCTTAAGGAGAATAATGGCTAACTGGGATGGTAGATCTAGACCGACAAACTCCAAATACAGGGAGAACTACGACAACATATTCAAGAAAAAGGAGTGTCCTTGTGGTAGATCACCAATTGGTAGATGTAATGGATGGCACAGATTGACAGAAAGCGAATATCAAGGTAAACTACAGGAGTGGAAAGAAAAACATGCTGATTAGAATGATATTTGAACCGGAAGAAAATGTGAACTGTAATCACGACAGGATGTTCGAATACTACAGTGAGAATTATCTGAGTGACTTTGACACCAACTGGGGTGGTACCATAGTCATGGACAACTTCACAAAGAAACACTACAGGCAAGAACCTTGTTACCAGAGATACATAGAAAGTTCTAAGGGCAATCAAGAAACTCTAAATAAGATCATGGAGTACGTTACACAGAATCCAATGGCAGGATACACAACACACATATACGCAAACCCACAAGGGGGAAATGAGGTCAAACAGTTATGAAGATATTTTACATGGGCCTAGAGCCCTACGAAGGCAGATACACACTACAGTTACAGGATTGGACTGAGAGGGCATACAAGAAAAGAGGAATTGATTACGTTGTGGTACCAGGCACAACCATAGATGACACAAAAGCGATCAGTGTAGGACAGGTGCTTGACGCACACGGAAGATCGTACTTTGGCATGAGCCAGATGATGAATCTAGTCCAGATGATGCGTAATGGAGAAGTCACAAACAAGGACGTGATATTCTTCGAGGACATGTTCCAGCCGGGCATGGAATCATTGCCCTACATATTACACCAGGTTGAAGAGAAACACAGACCAACTATATACTTGAGATGTCTTGCACAGGCCATTGATCCCGACGACTTCGTACATGTTTGGGGCATGAGCAAATGGATGAGCATGTATGAACAGATGTGCAACGAGATTCCCAATGTAAAAATACTTGCAACCAATGAAGAGATGGTGGCACATATGCGTATAGCAAACTGGTCAGCACCAATATACAACATATCAGGTTTGAGTTTTGGCAAGGAAGAAGTACAAGGCAGGGTACCAGACAGGAAACCATTCATAGAAAGAAAACAGAGAGTCATATTTGGAGCGAGATGGGATCAAGAGAAACAACCACAGTTCTACATGACGCTGGCAATGAAATACAAAAAGAAACATCCAGACGTAGAATTCGCAATATGCCAAGGTGGTCCTTTGAGATCAAACAATCAGTTCTACGTGGACGAGGCCAAGTATCTTGCGAAACAAGGCACAATCACAATACACGAGAACTTGAAGAAGAACGAGTACTACGAACTACTTGCAGATTCGAGAGTGATGTTCAACTGTGCTTTACAGGACTGGGTGTCCAACACGGTCAGTGAAGCGGACGCAATGGGTTGTAACACACTGTTTCCGGCATACAGATCATTCCCAGAGACCTTCGCAAATGACCACACGAGAATGTACGTGCCTTGGTCAGAGCAAGACGCAATGGACAAACTAGATGTATTATTAAGCAAACCATCCCCTAGTATAGGTAAATTATCTGATTGGACCGACGGTACCATAGACAGGATGATAGACATTATGACAGGCAAGGGTGAACAATGGAGAAGAGATGGAAGAC